ATCGAGCATGGAGTACCACACCGCCCTTGTTGCGTACAACGTGGCACGGATTAAACGCTTGGAATCCCTGACCGCAAAGCAGGAGGTGGTGGAATGAAAGAAGCATTTGAAAGGATGACAGGTATGCCTGATGCGTGGACAAACCCTGCGCTGATGGTTTCACGAAACGCTTTTATTCAAGGGTGGGAAGCACGGGCGCAACATGATGTAGACGCAACCATCATTCAATACCACGAAGCCACAATCAAAAGGTTGGAAAAGCGTATTGAAGAATTGGCACAGCCAGCACAAGAGCCTTGGTGCATGAAGATGAACCGCTGCACGACAAAGTGTGAAGACTGCCCTGATGAACCAGTACAAGAGCCTGACAACGGCGATGAATTGACAATTGCGTACATGAGTGGGGTACATCGAGGCAAAGAACTCGCAGCACAGCCAGCACCTGTGCAGCCTGTGGCGATGGATGAGGTGCGAGAACTTTCGGATGGTTTTATCGAGAACCCTGAAGCAATCAAGTACCTGCTTGACTGCTTGCGGAAGGCGCAAGGTGAAGATGGGTTGTCACAAGCCCACTACAACTTCATATGCGCGTTTCAAAGAAAAGGGTATGCAGTTTTGCAAAGACTCAACGAAGACTACGGCCCTGAGTGGACTTTCTCAAAACACGCAACCACCCCGCAACAACGCCCTTGGGTGGGGCTGACGGAGGCGCAATTCTTGGAGGCTGTACGGCTTGCCGAGAACGGTAATTATTTAGTTGCATTTGTTCGCATTCAAGAATGGCTAAAGGAACAGAACACATGAAACTAGCAGCAGGTAACCCCAACCTTATGCGCGTAAACCGTCAAGCCACTTTAGGCGAGTTTGCACGGCCTGAGAAGACCACTTACCGCTATGGGCAAAGCGCTGTCTACGTGCCAATAGTACGCACGGCTGACATGGCCCAGCCCCGCACCTTCAACCACATGATGGATGGCCAGCTCTACACCGGGCCAAAGCATGACCCAGTAAGATCCGGCGCACATGGATGCCATGGCCATCAAGAGCCGGGGCAACCCAACATGATCATCAGCTACGTCAAGCTGTTCAGGGCCGAGGATGGCGCCGTGCTTGACAGCCAAGAAGCCAACGGTGAGTTCAGGCTGCTCAACCATCGGATCGCCCTGCTCAAGGAAGCGCTGGAGATCGAGATGGACAACGTAGCAGACCTGCGTGAGCTGCTGGCCGAGGTAAGAAAACTTGCATACGATCTCAATGAAGAGATCCTGAAGGACCGTGAATAAGATGATCTGCCCCACATGCAGGACTTGGACCCAAGTCTTGGAGACACGCCAGCGCCCAGACAACAGCACCTACAGGCGCTATGAGTGCGCCAATGGCCACAGGTTCACCACCAACGAGCAGGTCATCCTGAAGGTTAACCGTAAGGTTGCCAATGCTAAAGCGTGAGTGGAAGCCATGGTACCCAAAGCACAAAGGCCCAGTAGAGCCAGACCGGACCATCTTGGAGATGGCTGTAGCACGCGAGCTGCTGGCCACATGGGCTGTGATCAAGGACAAGGCGCTGGTGGACAGGCACCTTGCAGCTGTAGACAAGCGCTACGGGGCTGGGGCAGAACAGAGGGTGCGTGATCACATGCGCCAAATGGTAAAAATAGAAAGACACACATGAGAAACCCCTTCAAGATTGACAGCCTTACCAACATTGCGTTCAGCGGAGGTCGAACATCAGCCTTCATGCTTTACAAGGTTTTGGAGGCTAACAACGGGTTGCCTGAAGACGCAAGAGTTGTCTTTTGCAATACAGGCAAAGAGGAAGAGGCAACTTACAGATTTATTCGGGACTGCTCAACTAAGTGGAACGTTCCAATTGTTTGGCTTGAGTACAACGTTATTGAAAAAGAGCATTTGTTTAAGGTAGTTGACTTTGACACGGCGGCAAGAAATGGGGAGCCGTTTGATGCTTTGATTAAAAGATGGGAGCCAACACTTCCAAACGGTAGAGCCAGATACTGCTCCGATTACCTAAAAACAAGAACCGCACATAGATATTTAAAATCAATTGGTTGGGATGAGTGGGACTGCTTTGTTGGGATACGTGCTGATGAACCTAGAAGGGTTAATAAATTTAGGGCAGACCCAAATCCAAAAGGTAAATTTGAGACTGTTTTCTTGCCATTGGCTCAAGACGAAGTGAGTTCAAAAGAGGTTGGTAATTTTTGGAAAGCCCAAGATTTTGACCTAGGACTGCCGAACATAAACGGCAAGACCATGCACGGAAATTGTGATTTGTGCTACTTAAAGCCCAAAGCGCAGATTCTTAGCCTAATAAAAGAAAATCCAGAAAGGGCAATTTGGTGGATGAATCACGAAGCCGAAGCCGCCAAACGAACTAACGG